ATGGGTAACTCACGTACCGTGGCTCGCTTCATTCCATTGGATGTCTCGGAATGCTAGGCTCGCTTTACTATCCTGGGTATCTGGGAAATCTGGCTCGCTAACGAACTCTGGGTGTCTTTACAGGACTGGCACGCTGTTCCATCTTGGGTGACTTTTGATAGTTGGCTCGCTATAACGCAATGGGTGACTTGTTGACTCTGGCGCGCTACAGGTGCTTGGGTGACTCACGCCGGATGGCTCGCTTTATCGTCTGGGTTGCCTAAACAGTTCTGGCTCGCTTTCTTGTTTCAGTGGGTGTCTCAGTGTCCCTGGCTCGCTTGACATTGATGGGTATCTCATAGTCACTGGCTCGCTTCCCAACTTGGGTGACTTATCCGTATGGCTCGCTTGTCTGGTCTGGATGTCTCGAGGGCTGATGGCCCGCTGACCCATTCTGGTTGTCTAGATGAACCCTGGCCCGCTATCTTTAATGGGGTGTCTAAACGTCATGGCCCGCTTAGCTTCAATGGTGATCTACTTTCATTTGGCACGCTTCCATATCATGGGTGACTGTTTGTCATGGCGCGCTCCGGCATGTGGTTGACTAATTGCATTGACACGCTCGGCAACTTTTGGGTGACTCGCTGGTTCTTGGCTCGCTCCTCCTTCATGGGTGTCTTACCTCAGTTGGCACGCTTGTCTGCGATGGGTGTCTATCATTCATTGGCACGCTATTAACCCTCTGGGTGACTATGAATCGCTGGCTCGCTTCCCGTATTGGGTGACTTGCTGTTCTGGCACACTCGGCATATTGGTTGTCTCACGTCTGTGGCTCGCTTTCCTTATTCTGGGTGCCTACGACAACTTGGCTCGCTCAATTACTTTGGTTGACTGAATTAAGATGGCTCGCTCCTTAGCTTGGTAGAGATATTTGACCCTGGCCCGCTTTCCTACTCTGGGTGGCTAATCGTAATTTGGCTCGCTGTTTCAGTCCTGGGTGACTAGTCGTAATCTGGCACGCTCTTCCGGTTGGGTGACTGTGGTTCAATGGCGCGCTTTGATGGAATGGGTGTCTATCGAGATTTGGCACGCTGTATATCCTTGGGTGACTTATCCTCAATGGCTCGCTTATTCCCTTTGGGTGTCTTGGTTACTAATGGCACGCTGATTATCTCTGGGTGTCTTGTTCAACTTGGCTCGCTCTCTTTATGATGGGTGTCTCCATTGTTCTGGCACTATGCGTGACCCTCTTCCTTGGGCTTGTACATCTCGATGATGTTCACTGCCCACCGATCCGGGTCAAACTCTTCAGTCCAACCCTGGTCGATATGCTTGAACCCAAACTCCTGTGCAATCATCTCGACTTGTATCGGGTTGGGCATCTTTTGACCAGCTCCTTCGTCGACCGAGACGGAGAGATGCCTTACTAAACCTCCCGGCTGTTCTTCGATAGAGAACGCAGCCCTGAACCCAACAGGAATAAGGACCTGTTGCGATAACGGTCGTTCAACGTACCCTGGCTTGCGATCTGACAAACGCAGAGCCTTGTTCGTTGCCGGGAACTCGATGGCATTGGCCCGCATGACCTCGATGGGTATCGGGCGGCGCTCAGCCCGCTTGACCGCTAACTTAATCCTTTCCTTCGTCGCTTGGTCGATAAGAAGTAGGCGCATGACGCTCTTCCTTAATGGGTATCTTTCCTACAGTGGCTCGCTTCCATTCTATGGGTGACTTACGTAGTCTGGCTCGCTTGTCTACGTCGGGTGTCTCATGCAGTCTGGCACGCTTGAGTATTTTGGATGACTGACTATCAGTGGCTCGCTGTACTTCGGCGGTTGTCTTGGCGGGTGTGGCTCGCTTGAGTTTCCATGGTTGACTCATCGAGAATGGCACGCTTCTCTTTCTTGGGTGTCTGATCTCGTATTGGCTCGCTCCTACACCCTGGGTGACTGTAGCAGATTGGCCCGCTTTGCGTATGATGGTGGTCTAACTCCACTGTGGCTCGCTAGATCAATTTGGGTGTCTATTCCTTTTGGCTCGCTAGTTTATTGTGGATGTCTCTATCCCTTCTGGCTCGCTACGTTCTCCGGGTGTCTAATTCTCCTTGGCACGCTTCCTTACAATGGGTGTCTTGTCGTGCTGTGGCTCGCTCGTATTCCTTGGGTGACTGTCCTTTCACTGGCGCGCTCGTCAAGCGTGGGTATCTTATCTAATCTGGCTCGCTTGAATGTGGTCGCTGGATCTGGGAACAGCGACTTGTCGGCTGGCTCGCTTATATGTAATGGATGGCTCGTGCATTATGGCTCGCTTCGCCAGTACGGGTGTCTTGGGCACAATGGCTCGCTTGTCCAGTATGGTTGGCTCCGCGGATTTGGCTCGCTGCGACAAATGGGGTGTCTCGGTTGTTGAGGCACGCTAATTGATCTTGGGTGACTGTTCCGTGATGGCACGCTTTCCTTACTTGGGTAACTTGCCTTGAATGGCACGCTTTCAATCTTGGGTCGCTGTTCTGCATGGCACGCTAGTAGTCGTTGGTTGTCTTGGCAGGTATGGCACGCTTCTTGCTTCCTGGGTGACTAGATATTTCTGGCTCGCTTCGCCCTATAGGGTGACTCGGAATTGTTGGCTCGCTTTCTCCACCAGGGTAACTTGACTTTCTGGCTCGCTGGTACTGTATGGGTAGCTCAGCACGAATGGCTCGCTTGCGATAGTTGGGTATCTAAAGATTTTTGGCTCGCTTTGCGAAGTTGGGTGTCTGATAGTCGTTGGCTCGCTTATCGATTTGTGGGTAGCTTGATGATGATGGCTCGCTTTCCACTTGTGGGTGACTTGGGAGATGCTGGCTCGCTAGCGCAGCGTGGGTGACTTGCCATGATCGGCTCGCTTAAGCGTGGTGGGTGTCTTTTCCATATTGACGCGCTTATTTTGAATGGGTGACTTGTTGACTCTGGCGCGCTTGACAGTTTTGGGTATCTCTTTGGATATGGCTCGTTCCGGCATGATGGGTAACTCAGATTGTTGGGCTTAGAGATTGACAACCCAGAGCACCACTTGAAATGCAACTATGATGGTACAAGCAATACCAGTCAATTCAAGGAAGTCCTGGATTGTCATTTGTCATTCAGCGGCCTGCGGGCCGTGACGCATTCCCAGCTTCTCCTCGGCGTAGGAGCCACGCTCCCACGGCAAGCCTTCCAGCTTACGCCATTCCCGCCACATGTCTAGCAGGAACATCTTCACCATGTACCGCAAGCTGGCGTGGTTGATGCGTGATGGTGTCCAGAGCTTGGAAACATCCTCCCCGGCCCGGTGCAACTTCTTCCACTCGTCCACTGTAATTTTCTCACGGTGGGGGTCGGTTTGCAGCCGATGCTTATACCCGTCGTAAGTGTCCCGCCACGGCGAAGACGACCGGAGGAACGATGTTGCCAGCACGCCCATGAGTTTGGTTTTCAGGAGCGGGTTGTAGGTCAAGCCTCTGCGGGTCTTTTCCGCGCCGTTCTTATCGATGTAGGCATGGTCGATAAGGTGGGCTTCCCGCCGACTGCGACCCGCGCCATCTGGCCCAATATCTAGGCCAGAATACCGCCAGAACGATGACGGGTGCCGCGCCTTGTGCGGGTCTAAGTAAGTAATGAGGATGGCTGCCATCTGTACGCCGACGCCGCGCTGTTTCGCAAGGAACTCGGTGTATATCGGAAACAGTTCCAGCGTGGGCTCGATGATCCGAAACAGTTGCCCTTCCTGCCGGTCCAACGAAATGTATTGGTGGATGAGGGCCAGCTCTGCGTGACTTGAAATCAACGCATCGCCGACGAAGCCCCTCCTATCCGGCAAGGTGCGGTTTCGGGCTACACCATCAGTGAGCCGTTTGTACGACTCCTTGAGTTGATTGATGATGCTGTTTGCCTCTTCGGACAAATCGCCATCGTCCTCGCCCTCTGGTTCGCCCTCGCCTGGGGTCGATAGCCGGGAACGAAAGTTTGCGCAGAGCCGCAATCCCATCTGAATGCGGATTTTCTGCAAGTCGTAGGCACCCAAAGTCATGGCCCGGAGGGCCTTGAGATTGGGGTTATCCTCATAGGTAGTCGTCACGTCAGTCATAACCTTTGCTCCTGTGGGTGGATTTTACCCCTGTATAATAACACAGTGCTACGCGGACTACAAGGCACGATACTGGTCAGTAGTCTTGTCCCCACATCGGCTACAGGTGAATTCCCAATCCATCGGTCGGTCTTTGAAGGGGAATTCCATCTTATAATCGTGACCAATGAACCAGCACATGGTCTTCCAGAACCAGTTATTCTTCGTCTGGGGTTGGGGCTTCTCGGAAGTTGGCGAAGGCTTCAATTTGATCTCCTACTCGTTGAACTGTGGTGAACCCGCCGAGCATTCCCTTCGTCATCGTTGCGACCTCTTGCGCGTGCTCGCGCAAGGCCATGTTCGTTTCGATGAGAGTTGAGATCAACTTGTACAGGACGTCGCACTCCTCGGCATTCAGTGCGCGTGGTTTTACGGCCCTGAGTAGTTCGGGACGGGAACTCATGATCGCTGCTGCGAATTCCGTCGGTAGACTAACAGCTTCCGTAAAGAAGTTGGGGCCTTCGAGCTTTGTAATTCGCTTAAGGATGTTGGCCCTGGATTCCTGCACTTGCTGTTTTCGTGCGTCTTTACTCATGGTCGTCTCCTTAGTGGACTTTGGTTTCGATGTCGAAGGTCGTGCGGGCGAGTTCGAAATCCATGAGAAACCAGTGCTGTCGATCCTTCCAATGGTCACATGGATTCGGTGTCTTTTCACCATGGTTGATGTCTTTTGCGCGGCCGAGTGCTTGCTTATCAATAGCAGACCAATGGAAGCCAGAAGCCGCAGGACCAATCTCCTTGTTCACGAACATCTCGATTTCTTCCTTAGTCATAGTCAAAGGTGCGCAGACCGAGCAGCAAATGTTCCCGGCCAGCATGTAGATGAAAGGACTGTTGGGCTTAATCTGATGTGATACAAATATGACGGCATCAGTTTCCAAACTCATCGCTTTGTTTCCTCAGGTGGTGGAAATACGACACCTTTTCCGAACTCCCATTCGAAGTTGGTGAAATCGCCCCCATCAGTGATGATGACGCGTTGCGTAGTGCCAATCTTGGCACCAACGCTCGTGGTCATACGGTGTGCAATTTGAACCGCCTCCTCAGGGCCAATCCACCGGGCCACGTATTCATAACTTTCGTCGATGAAAAATTGGACGACGTTAAACTCCCCATGGGTCTTTGTATCTAACCCCTCCTCGTTTTCCGCTCTTGCCATGTATCTTCTCCCATTCTTCCTTGTACTTCACCTGCAACCGTTCGACCGTCTCGCGAAATGATTTGTTGCCCCTCGTGTGTGTAAGCCGTTCGAAAAATAACTCGTGCCGAGACTCTGGTATAAAGTCGATTATGATAGCGGCTAGTTCCGCTATCGTATCTCGTGATGCCACCATAACCCATCCTCACATTATTTCCATGAATTCATGATCACCAAATACGACGCAGATATTCCCGACTAGATGATCTTCTACTGTAACTCTCCTACGATCCTGGGCCATTTGCCATAGGATCGTGGCCATGATATTCGGCTCCTTGCCTTTCTGCTTGCCTTCTTCGTCGCAGAAGACGGCGCACTTGCGGAGTTCTCCATCCCACAGGAACGTATCGAAGTATGGCACAAGCTCTAACCATCCCCCAACAGCGGCGTGAAATTTGTCGCTATCGGGGCGCTTGAGTTCTTCACACGACATCTTCCCGTCGAGCATTATCGTTACCATCTTCCCCTTCATGTTCTTCTTCACCTCTGACAGTAAGGCTGGGAATATCTTGTATATTCTCCAGCTTGATGATTTTTAGTCGGACTGCGAACCTGTTGGCTCCCCAGAACACTGAGTCGCCATCTTCCAACCCAAGTTCCTTGACCACATCGGCAGGAACCGTTAGAACAAGGCTATTCCCAGATTTTCTTAGACTACTATGTTTTGATAGAGCTTTACTCATGACTATTTTCGCTCCTTGTAACTCCGGATGGTGCCCCCGTCAACTTCGATCTCTCAGGTAGCGGCTTAGGGGCGAATGCACTGACACGCCCTAAACCTGGAAGTATCTCAGGTTTTTCATTCTTTTTTACGTGCGTGAGTATGGTGGCCGCAATGGATTGGATGATAGTTTCCTTTTCGGTCACCATGGCCTTAAGGCTGTCGAACTGAGCAGTTATGTGCTCGAGCTCGCTTTCGAGCCGGGATTTAACGGCTTCGACCGCAGCAAGGTTCTTTTCCAATTCATGGACCTGGGACTTAAGCAGGTCGCGCTCTTCGCGTAATTCCTTGAACCGCCGTGTGTAGTTGCTGAGATCAATATCGTCGTTTGCCATTAGTTCATCCTCCTTTGCGTGGTGAAGATAAAATTTGCTTGTCATGCACCCCTAGATGTGGTATGTCGCTTTTCCCAGTGGACGCAGTGCCTAGTGCCACGTCTCACTGGCCCACCCCTTCGGTTTTCCAAGGGGTAATTCTCAGCTATGCCAAATTCCCATGACCCGGAAATTCTCCCTCCGGAAACCGAACACAAATATGACAATGAGGAGCTTTCCCCCAAGGAGTTCCTCCTTGCCGTCATGCGCGATCGGAGGATACCTCTCCCAGCACGTATGGACGCAGCGGCTAAGGTCGCTGTGTATGAGCACCCTCGTCTGGCGCAAACTACACAGGATTTGACAGGTGGTATCACCATTGTTATCGAAGGTGGTCTGCCTATGCTGCCGGGAACCGACATCATCATGCCGCACAGGGCATCACCAAACAAGAAAGCAAATGGCAAAACTGAACCTACTGGTTGATTTCGTGCCATTCGCTTTTTCTTAATTCGATGGTGGGTGCATCATCGTGTGCAGGGACTTCTGGGACTGGGGTTCTTGTTAACCAGACACAAAATTCCAGTACCCATATAAAGACTTGGAGTACGAGTTGCACGATGATTAATGCAAGCCACATCGCCACCAATACGGTGAAGAGCACGAAACCAAGTGCGACTAGCATGAATATCATAAAAACCATAATGCTATAGTACCACAAGGATTGTTAGAATGCAAATAAGAAGCCTTTCGTAGTGTCCCCTGAATTTCCTCCCTGGGGGTGCTCGGAAGGGGAGGCCACTGAGAAGCTTGTCGTAAATTGGCCTCCCCACATTATATATAGGCGCGCATATAGCTGATGAACATAAGACCAGAATTCTTAACGACAGGCGCAGTCAGCAAAGTTATTCTGCCGAATCTTCACGCGGGGCAGTGGGAAGCATTTAATCTCCCGGCTAGGTTCAAGGCTCTGCGTTGTGGACGCCGTTGGGGGAAGACCGCTTTTCTAAAAACGATTGCTTGTGACTTTGCCGCCAAAGGAGCACAAGTTGGATGGTTTGTTCCAAACTACCGCTACGCTTCAGAGGCTTATTCCGACAACGAGTTACTCCTGGAAGCTACCATCCGGTCCAGTTCCCGCAATTTGGGGATTATACATACAACGACCGGTGGCCGAATCGAACTCTGGACACTGGAAGATGAAAAGGCCGGGCGGTCCAGGAAGTATCATCTCGTTATCCTTGACGAGGCCGCATTCACGAAACCTAATGCGATTGGCATTTGGGAAAAGGCCATTCGACCGACTCTCCTGGATTATCGAGGAGCGGCGATCGTTGCTTCAAACACTAATGGCATTAATGAAGAGAATTTGTTCTGGCGTATTTGTAATCTGCCAGAATACGGGTTTAAGGAATACCACGCTCCAAGTCATAGTAATCCGTTTCTGCCTCCTGATGAACTTGAGCGCCTTGAGCGTGATAACCATCCGCTCGTCTATGCTCAGGAATACCTTGCCGAGTTCGTTGATTGGTCGGGCACGGCATTTTTCTCACTGGATGCTATGTTAACTGAGGGACTCCCTGAAGAGTTCCCAAAGCGGTGTCTCTACGTTTTTGCAACAATAGATACCGCGGTCAAGACCGGGAAGGAAAACGACGGAACCGGTGTTATCTATTGGGCTTATGAAGTATTGGGCGATGAAAAGTGGTTGAAGGTCATTGATTACGATTACCTCCAAATTGAAGGTTCGTTA